ACAGTGACGTATTGCTGAGCCCCCAACCATTCTTTATACGAGGGGAAGAATTGTATTCCCCCTCTCATATCATCAAATATGGCGTAGTCAACCACCGACGCCTTGAGACATTCATCACCTGATATCATACCCATGCAATAAATATGGCTGCCTAAAGATCGTGCCCACATTGTCTTACCTGTACGGGATTCTCCGTACAGTACCAAACCCATGGGCCGTCCTAGATACGTCAGCCTTGCACCAAGAAAGCGCCGTATGGGGCGAGGGTACAGCGAGGGACGAGCGCCGAGTTCCCACTTGAGGCAAGACCTAGAACACAGTTTTCCTTGCTAGCGCAGCGTCACTCACCTACGAGTGGTTCTCCAGATCCAATACCAGATTGCGATAGCCAATCATCTCTTCCGTCAACATCTCCACCGACGAATTCAATTCCTTCAGGTGACTCATACACGGGAGGCACCTCTGCAAATTTCCAGTCGGCGTACTTCTGCAGAGCATTGAAGTTGCACGCAGCCGATTTCGGATCCAGTTCATGGCAAAGTGACCAAAACTCCTCTCTATCCAACGCACTCGTAATTTCAGCCCATTTCGTATCAGTCTTCCCATCTCCATCTCGGCGCGTGACTCCGTCCGGTCGGGCGAGCCCTCCGCAGATGACATCTCCATCCTTGATCGCGTAAGCGTATCCCTCGTCAGGTTTTCCTCGAGAAGCGCTGACGTTTGGGTGGAAACCTCCCACATCAAAAATACTTGACTTTCGTGATCGAAACCTCCGTCCGAAGTCTGCAAACACGTGGAGGTGAATTCCTTCATCCTCGTGCAACTCTCTTCCAATGATACACTCTGCTCCCAGTGATGAAAAGAGTTCCATAACAAGGAAGCCATCGAGATCTCCGCATTGAGAATACGTGAACAGTCCATATCGGCTGTTGAAGTAAAAAGACATGTGACTCAGGGTGTGCCCAAAAATGTGTCCTGCGAAACTAATATTATAGCAGGACACATGGCACACCTCACAGGTATAAATACCCCTCGCCCTCCCACCCCGAAGGGCATGTCTCAACAAAATCCCCCAACAAAAAATGGCATCCCGACGCTACGCCGCCAAGAGGCGTTCTACTGGAAGACGGACCACTCGCAAATCTCGCGCATACCCCACCCGTCGCACTACTCGGAAGCGAACCTATCGCAAAAAAGCCTCAATGTCAAAGCGCAGCATTCTGAACGTGTCGTCACGGAAGAAGCGGAACACCATGTTGACCATGTCCAATACAACTGCCACGGGAACGTCAACTGCCGTTGCCAGACAGCCCCTCCGAATCCCTAGTACCGTTGGTGCAAAGCTCCTTTGGTGCCCCACATCTATGGACCTTACGGACGTAAGCTCCACTGCACATACTATCTCTGAGACTGCGTCTCGTACCTCCACCACATGCTTCATGAAAGGATTGTCCGAGCACATTCGCATTCAAACTAGCTCCGGTCTTCCCTGGTTTTGGCGTCGCATATGTTTCACGTCGCGTGACGTGGACTTCCAGCGCTATGCCACTGCAGATACCCCTGTCCAGAATACTGGTGAATTCATTGAGACCAGTAATGGTTTTCAACGCCTTGCATTTAATCAGCAGATCAATAATATGTCTGGCACAACCGCCGCCCAGGAAAATATCATTTTCAAGGGTACCGTCAACCTCGATTGGGATGACGCCCTCATAGCCCCACTCGACAACAGTAAAATTACCGTCAAATACGATAAGACTACACGTATCGTGTCTGGCAATGCAAATGGCCAGGTGCGTGAGCGTAAGCTCTGGCACGCTATGAACAAGAACCTGGTGTACCAGGATGATGAAAGTGGGTCGTCCAAGACCACTTCTTACAATTCGGTCACATCCAACCAGGGTATGGGAAATTACTATGTCTATGACATCATTCAGGCAGGCGCCGGTGGAACAGCAACTGATCTTATCGAAGTCCGCTTCAATTCTACTATGTACTGGCACGAAAAATAGTTTCGTTGCACTCGATAAAAATACAATTTTTCTCCAAGAAATCTGCATCCGCTTGTGACCAACCCTTGTTCCATTTTTTCTCACCGCCAGGTATAATCTCAAACATGTCCAACCGAGGATCCCTGTTTGCCAAGTAAATAGTGGGCTTGCCCCACTTCACTAGTTTAGGCTCCCTGTAAAGGCACTTCACAGTGACGTATTGCTGAGCCCCCAACCATTCTTTATACGAGGGGAAGAATTGTATTCCCCCTCTCATATCATCAAATATGGCGTAGTCAACCACCGACGCCTTGAGACATTCATCACCTG